TCAACCGATCTGAGCTATCGATATTAAACAGCTTGTTTAGATTCCTCGCCTCTAAGTCTCTAAAATACACGCGCTTAGATTCCCTCTTCATGTTTGTACAAACACACTGTGTGGCAAACGCCGCCCCGCATCTGCAACGGTATTTGCTCCACGCTCTGCCCTGCCGTGACGGACTTATAGTTTTCATGTTTACCCCTTCGGCTCTGGCACACATTCGCCGACGAGCACTATTTTTCCTCTGCCTTTGGGCTGCTTGTCTGCCCATCGTAAAAACTCTATAATAATAGCGTCTGCCATTGCCCGTTCTTCGATTGTTTTATTCATAATTTAGTCTATCCCCAAAACGCCGGCTTGTCAAGGCCCGTTCTTAGAATCATTAAAATATTTCTTATTTATATACCTTAGTATATAAAAATCATACTGTTTTATATGTTCTAGTATATAATGTCTGAGGTACAATTCGAGGGATATAGGACATATAGTAGAGGGCTGCGCTTAAAGGCGCCGCTCTTTTTTTGACTTAGACTAGTTCGCTGTCAACTACCCACTTGAGAACTAAGACGCCTCATCGTGGCGGCTGGTAACGCAGCCAAACAGCGGCGCCCAAACCTTAATGAATGGGCGACTATACGGCTGTCTTCTTGCGTTCTTATTTCTTAAATTCGATTATCGTAGCTTCGAATAGGCGAATAAACGATGTTTTGCGGTAAGGTGTTGACGTTGGCCGAAGTAGGCGGAGCCACGAGGCCATACACTATCATATAAGTGATATATAATACAATATGAATACGGTGATAGTGTAAAGAATCATTAGGACGCATATACATTAGGGTATAGCTTCGTCACGTTGCTTATTTAAACGTCTACAATGTATATTTCCATTCGTTGAATGGCTTACAACGCTGAAATATACTACCTATTCCAATTCTATTTGTACCAGTCATTGAGTGAACTCATGGAAGCATACGCCTAGCGTCAATGCTAAAATGTACGTGCGGTAATGGATGTTTGCAGTTCTTCGCCGACGGTGGAACACCGTGAAAGCCTAAATGAACGCTATCATAAATTAAATAAACTACATTTAATTTATTTTATTATGTTGCAATCGTCCTAGCACGGAATATCAGTGTTAGGGGACGATTGAAATATAATGGATATAATCGGGGATAACATACCGTCTAAACCTGGCGTACGCTTAAACACTAGCAATTTGCATTCTAAGCACCCTAGTGGCATAGCTCAACGGCTCAAAGCTGCCGATGTCGATTGGATAGTACCATTCGGCGCCGCTATCAAAGCCAACGATAAAGAATTGCTAAGCTTATGGCTACGCCTTTTGCCCTATCTTGTTGTGACGCAAGGGCACAAGCGGATAAAGAAGATGAAAGGCAGGGCGAGTAAAGCCGCGATACAGGCACTGAATGAACTTGAGGGGCGATAGTTTTCTTTTTACAAGTGTTACAGCGTTTAGGCAGCGTCCGCCGAAGTCTTGGCAGACCCTATCGACATTCTTAGTATAACATGAATAACCGATTTTGTCAAGGAGTATTATGGCTGATTGTGATGAGACACCATTAATAATTCTGATGGAAGCAATGCGTGAAGCATTCGCTAAACAATATGATAGAGCCTAAAGATATTCTAGTCGTGTGGATATGTTTCGCTATGGTGTATATTCTGCTCTATCGCGTGATAGACAAGGGAGAATAGATTAATGTCGCTTCTGCGTCGCGCCGTCGCATTATTTAAAGCTTTTTGTTATTTCGCCGCTGATCCATTTGACACGATACAGCTAACGATTGTACGCCGCTATGTCGATGCTCAAGGCAATTACATTGGCGAATTATATGAAGGCAATAGCCGCGACGCCCGTATGATAGGCGCCTCTTGCGACAATTGGCCTATAGATGCCGATGTTAGGCTGATGCCTCGCCCCCACAAGATTTGTTGCAGCAAGAGCTTCTTAGACCCTATGCCGAAGAACACAATACGTGTAGGAGCTATGGAACCGCAGGACAATGCCAAAGTACAAGCGTACATAGCACAGCGCCGCTTCTTGCCCGTGCGCGTGACGGTGCTAAATCGCTTTATCGAGTATGTCATGGGGAGCAAATGAGCGATAAGCCGCTGTCTAGTGCTGATACAGACCCGCAGCTATTGCTTGATAGCGGGGCAATGATGATACGTGATTTTAATCCGAAAGGCGTTCTACGCTTCCAAGGTCGTAAATGTATAACGTGCGGTAACGAGATAATGGATCATTGGCTCAGGCCGAATGAAAGCGCAGAGCTACGGACGGCGTATTGGTGCACAAAGGACGGAGAGCAGACGAGCGAAGGGATTGCAGATGCTAAATGGGACGTGCCAGAAGGATTCGGCCACGCTCAATAACTGATTCGGGGGGACAAACATGAACGATACAAAGCAAGCCGCATCATTGACAGATGTAGAAGCCGTCCGAGATTTATTCGCACGAGCGCATGACTACATCGCACAAGCGAATCATCCTGGACATATGGGGATGAAAGTAGCCGAGGTGCTGAACTTCCTAGCATTCCAATACAATGATTTTAAGCTACGCGCTGAGAACTTAGCCAAAGCCGCGCAGAATAGCGTAGATGTTGAAGCCGCGAAAGAAGCCACGGCGGAAGTGCTCGAAGGTCAAGCGGTGGCGCCGGAAGCCCCGAAAGCCTAATGTACTTGGATAGCTATCATCCTAGATGCGAATGCCATTCTTGTACACAACTGAGGGCACAGGATCAGTACCTGTTCAAAACTGCTACCCAATGGTATGATCCATTTAATACTATAACTTGTCCCGCATCATGCTGCCAGCCAGGATACGTTGGGGATTGCTTCTGTACTCACGGTAAAGGCACACTCGGTGCTATTAGTTAGATGACTGATGCTGAGAAAGCCATAACGGCCTCTTGGCAGATAGGCAGATTGTATGTTCATCTCAATCCGTCACAGCGCCGTATATACGACGCATATAAAGCAAGCAATGTTCGTACATCGAAGTTTGTAGCCAATTGTAGCCGTAAGATAGGCAAGAGCGTTCTAGGTTTGTTCCTAGCCGCTGAGACATGCATTTCTATCAAGCATGCTCTCGTGGCTTTCATAGCACCTACAATCGAAGACGTGCAAGAATACGTGAAGCAGCTGTATGATGTCGTCTTCGCTACATGCCCAGATGAGTTAAAGCCTCGCCTCATGAAGACTCAAATGGTGTTTCCTAATGGGTCTAAGATATTGTTTCGAGGCGTAGGTAAAGGCGTGGGATCAAGTTATAATAATCTTCGATCCTTCGCCTTCGATTTGATAGTGCTAGATGAGGCGGGATTCAGTTCTAATCTCGATGAGATAGTGGACGGGGCGCTGCTCTCCACTCTGATACCCCGAAATGGACAGATGCTTCTCTTGTCCACAAGGCCCGTAACGCCAGATCATGTATTCAACGAATACGTAGAACAGGCGAAGCTGGATAATGCGTACATGATGCTTACAATACGGGATAGTCATTATCCGCTAGAGCGCCAAGAGAAGTTTATACGAGATGCCGGCGGGATTAATTCAGCCAAGGTGCGACGGGAATTCTTCTGCGAATCGGTTATTGATACGGATTTCCAGCTTTGTCCCGAATGGAAGCCGGAGTATGAACGTGAAGTGCCTAAAACCGATGCGTTTAAGCTTTGGTTTAAATATGATGCCCTAGATCAGGGATGGACAGATAATTCAGTATGTGGTTTTGCCACGGTGGAACATGCGCCAGGTAAACCGTCTGTATTAGTTCTGCGCGATGAAGTGTGCATGAAGAGTCCAGAACAGACAACAGATTTATTAGCAGAGCGCATCATCGCCAAAGAGAAGGAAGTATTCAGCGATATGGAAGTAAAGAAGCGTATCGCGGATAACAATACGCCTTCTCTCCTACAAGATTTCAATCTTAGACACCATTTATACTTTTCACCAGTAGAAAGTAAAACCTATCTCGACGTAATGGTATCTGACGTACGCGAATTGGTTAAAGAAGGCCGCGTTATTGTCAGTCCAAAATGCGTACAAACACTTGGTTGTTTAAAGAATGGTGTTTGGACCAAAACGAAGGGTGGCGCAAGAGGAAAAGAATTCTCGCGTTCCAAGACCTTCGGCCATTACGACGGCTTTGCTATGTTGATGTATCTTATCCGTAGTGTGGATATGGTGACAAATCCTCTGCCACCAGAGTTTAGACACAACGAAGAGAATACATTTATTCCAAAAGCATTAATAGAAGGGGATAAAGCGAAGACAGCGGAGATTATTAGTGCTGGGATAGATGAAGCGATGGCACAAGAATACAATTTCAAGGATCACAATGAGTCTTATGATTAACGGGGAGAAATAATGGCCGTTGTTAGTTATAGGGACTACTGCAAGAATGGGCATGACCGCCAGATAGTAGGGGTTACCAAGAGGAGTAACTGCAAGGCTTGCAACTTAGTCTACATGCGGCTTTATAAACAAACACCAGATTATAAACGATATATTAGTTCTTATAATCGCGAGTTTAGAGAATCTGAGTGGTACAAAAATTATCAAAAGTCAACCGTTGTTAAAGACATTCAGAGACGTTATCGCCAAGAAAATCCCGAACTCTACAGGATGTGGCACTCGGTTTGTAAGGCAAATCGCAAACTTCGTGTCGCCAAGTTCGGACAAGACGGTATACGAAAATTTTATAAGGAATGCCCAGAGGGTATGGTGGTCGATCATATTATTCCTCTACAAGGAAAACGAGTCTCCGGTCTGCATGTTATTTGGAACCTTCAGTATTTAACGCCCCAACAAAATATGAGCAAAGGAAATAAATATGGCATCAGGTAGCATGAATAGCAAAACCTTTGGGTCTGAACCAGACCAGTATTTTGCGACATTGCCCGTTGAGGATTTGCTTCAAGAGTGCGAGCGGCGTGTCCATGATTACGAAGACTACGTGTTGCGAACCGGTAAATTGACAGTGTGGCGAACCAACTACGAAATGTGGATGCGGAGTGAGATGAAGATTGGTATACGCTTTGGGGGGGATCGTGGACAATACAAACTTATTGAATCAAACATCTACCGCTCTATTGTTACTGGATTGGTGTCTACAATCGCGAATCAACGTCCTTCCTTCCAACCCGAAGCTATCAATGATGACCATAAGAGCATGTCCCAAGACATCATCTTTGATTCCGTTAGCAATTATTATTTAAAAGTAAAGCACATGGAAGATGCCTATAAAATGGCATTGACATATGGTCTTGTAACTGGTGAAGGATGGATGTTTGAGAAATGGAATGCTGATATTGGTCAGATTGTGGATGTCACTACTGACCCCACCGGCAAAGAAATACCGGTAAAAGAGGGCGACTTTCAGTACGCAGTCCTTGGACCGATGGATGTTATTCGTGACTACACCCGCATGGACATAGACAATGACTGGTATATCGTGCGCGAGTATCTAAATAAGTGGGATTTGATTGCTCAACGCCCCGATCTTATAGACGAACTCAAAGGCTATAGTTTGCCTACGACGCTTCAACGCTTTCGGTTCGGACACATTGTTGACGCCCAAACATCCAATTCGGATTTGATTCCTGTATATACATTTATCCATAGAAAGACAGCCGCTTGTCCCGATGGGCGCCTAGTTCAATATATTGATGCAGATACTTGGATTTTGGACACCGCATTGCCATATGATGAGATTCCATTATATCCGATGCTCCCAGACCAGACCCTATTTAACAATTTTGGCAGCACGGTTATGACTTCTTTAGTCAAGCTTCAATATGCCTACGATAAAACGCTTAGTGTTATCGTTACCAATCAGCAAGCCTTTGCTATCACCAACATCGTCATTGACGAGTCTACCCAGACTAAACCCGAACAGGTGATCGAGGGCTTGAATTTTATAAAAACAAACATGAAGAATGGGGTGCCGGTGGGGCTAGAGCTCTGCAAGACACCGGCGGAAGTGTTCAACTTTTTAGAGCTTTTAGAATCTCAAATGGAGAAATTATCGGGTTTGCCTAGTATTTTACGCGGCCAGCCGCCCACAGGGGTCGAATCTGGAACGGCAATGGCCTTTTTACAGGCTCAAGCCCTCGTGTTCAACTCTCCTATCCAACAAGCCTATATAAGCTTCCTAGAGCGAAGCGCGACGGGTTTGTTCAACAT